CCGTGTCGTCTGGGATAGCAACCCAGACAATCCTAATCATTGGCTGAATCGAGACTACATTGGCAAGAATGACGGCAAGATCATAGATTTCAGTTTCAAGCTTGACGATAACACCTTTCTATCAAAACGCTACATTGACTCTATCAAGGCAGCAACACCCAAAGGTAAGTTCTATGACCGGGATATTTTAGGCAAGTGGACTGTTGCTGAAGGCGCTATCTATGCTGATTATGACACTAAGATTCATGTAGTTGATGAACTGCCAGATATGAGACGCTACTTCGGTGGCATCGACTGGGGATATACCCACTACGGATCCATCGTGGTAGTCGGTGAAGGAGTGGATAGCAACTACTACCTTGTTGATGGCGTGGCTTCACAGTTCAAAGAAATTGATTGGTGGGTAGAGCAAGCTAGGAAACTAACTGACATCTACGGCAACATCCCATTCTATGCTGATAGCGCCCGCCCAGAGCACGTAGCACGATTTGACAATGAAGGTTTTGATATCAGTAATGCTAATAAGTCAGTGATTGCTGGCATCGAACTTATCGCTAAGTTGTTTAAAGAACGCAAATTATACGTTAAGCGAGACTTTGTGCCTCGTTTTTTTGACGAGATATTCCAGTATCGATGGAAAGAGGACAGCACAAGAGATGAGCCGTTAAAAGAGTTTGATGACGTGCTGGATAGTGTGA